CATTTACCAAAATTTGATGCAGTTATACATGTACTAGATAAACCAAAGAAAAAATCAAAAGGATTCTAATGTATCACAACAATTTTTTTACTGATGAACAATGGGAGTGCATAAGGGTGTGTGTAGAAAATGCACCTATACCTTATGATATTACTAAAAAGAAAATACCAGTGGCTATCTTAGACAAGATTGGCCATTCAAAAAAAGAAAAACACGAAGGTGAAACTTTAGTCGAATGTGATTTATCTATTTACGAATGAAACTAACACAAGAACTGATTGACAAAATTCAAGAGGCAATGTTACATACCAACTTGAAAGGTGAAATAAACTGGAAAGATGGTGATGATATAGAAGTACAGATCGCAGGTACTTTTGCAAAGGATAAATTTATTGTATTGAAAAATGCATCTAAGAATCCTTTTGAAAATGCTCAACCACATCCTCACTTCGATTATGAAAAGAAAGTCTTTACTAAAGATGGTAGAGAGGAACATATGAAGGAGTTGAAAAAAGATGAAACACATACTGTTTGATCTAAAAGAATGTCCTCCTGATCTTTTAGATGATGAGGACTTTGTACGATTATGTGCATGGACAGCTGCCAAGGAATCTAAATCAGAATTGATAAACATTTCATGTCATAAGTTCAAACCACAGGGAGTTACTGCACTCGCCATGCTGGCAGAAAGTCATCTAAGTATTCACACATGGCCAGAAAAAGGTGTTGCAAAATGTGACATTTTTACATGTGGTGATAAGTGTGATCCACATAAAGCAGTAGAATACTTAGGTAAAGCTTTTAAAGCAAAACAAATAGAATCTGATGCTTTTGATAGATTATTATGAAGGAATTTGATTATGACCTCGATTACAAAAAACTTGACTTTACAGATGAGGAAACTCGTAAACTTTATCGTATTGGAAGAGGAGAACAGGGAGTCCTTTTGGTTCGCCCTTATACTAACGATATATGTGCTCATTGGAGATTTGTAAATGAAGATATTGCTCGCAAATCTGCTGATAAAATTTACTCCATGTTCTGTGACTATAAGGAGCAACAAGACTTCATTGGAATGGACATGGCTAGGAAGTTTCTTGAAATGGGATTTACACGCTCACGTAGGTATGCAAATCATCCTAGTGGGAAGAAGTACGCTAGCGATGGTTCCGTATCACCGCAGTCGCCAACCGCACTACACTGTGAAAAGTCCCGCTCTGCAACTGTTTTCAAAAAAATGAGAGACAGAGCTGCAAAAGACGAAATTTATGTTACAATGAGAAAAGAATGGAGATCTAACGAATGACACTAGGAAGTGAAATGTATGCAATAAGAGATTTATTTCTCGCATGTCCGCCAGTTTATACTTTGCCTGGCACTTGGAACGATCCAGAAAAGATTGCAAAGTGTAATGAAACACTCATACCACACTTTACATTCAATCCTGATTTTACTTTTATGATCTCGATTGCAGTGATCACAGTATTACTGGCTGGTTATGGAGTATACAAAGGATTCTTTGCGAACAAAGGATTGGCAGATCCTTGGGATGATCATGACGATTGAACTCAAGGATTGGTTGAACTCTATCAACCTAAACAAGAACAATATCATCAAAGAAGATCCAGACACTGAACGTAAGTATGCACCGTTTATTATTAACAAGTGCATGTCTGGTCATTTAGATACTGTCTTACTTGCTAATGAGATGAATATGAATCACTCATTATCTAAGTCCCTTCAATATGATTTTTTTCTAAATAGTGTGAGGAAAAAGAAGAGATTCTCTCCTTGGTTGCGAAAGGACAAAATCAAGAATCTTGATGTGGTCAAACAATACTATGGTTATAGTAATGAAAAAGCCACACAAGTTCTACGTATTTTAACTTCCGAACAAATTGCATTTATTAGATCTAAACTTGAGATTGGAGGAAAAAGATGAGTATTGTGGAACCAGTAGTCCAGTGGACTCCTGATAATATGATTGAAGTGGCTCTCAGGGAGCCTGATGATTTTTTGAAAGTACGTGAAACTTTGACTCGCATAGGTGTTGCCTCAAGGAAAGAGAAAAAACTTTATCAATCCTGTCACATTCTGCATAAACAGGGAAAATATTTCATAGTTCATTTCAAAGAATTATTTGCACTCGATGGTAAGACTGCCAATCTTACACAGAATGATGTAGCTCGTAGAAATCGTATTACACAATTACTTGTTGATTGGGGATTAGTTGATCTTGTAGAGGAGGATCAAAAATTAGATATCGCACCACTCAATCAAATCAAAGTTTTAGCCTATGGTGAGAAGGGAGATTGGATTCTTGAAACCAAATATAATATAGGTAAAAAACGAAAAACTGAAGAGACTAAATAGTGAATGTGCGTTAGCAATAATTTTAAAAGTACCACCATTAAGGAGTAGATTTTCTACTCCTTTTTTAATGGAAAGACGCACTAGGTATAAATTTTTTGTTAAATAGTTATGTGTTGATATGAGGACAATCTATGCATCACAATCTTATCTCATATAATAGTATGAGACCTTGGCTTAATATCGAAAGAGAAACATCTTATGGTGATTCAATTGACGATTATTTTGAGTGTATTTCAGAATGTGATACGAGAGATAAAAGTTGTATCTCTCATTGTAGAGTGTTACTAGACTAGGAGGAAAACCGAAGTGTTTATTAGGGGTTCACCACCCCTTCTTTTTTTGTCTGCTGTTATAATTAGTAGTGTACGCCGAAAGGGTACACAATTTACACTCGCTTACTAAGGAGAACTATGAACTTACAAAGGTATCACTCTGCAAACTTACCAGAGTTGATGAAAATAATTTCAAAGAACGGTATAGGTATGGACGATTACCTTAACCGATTTTTTAATGATTACGAAACAACATCGAATTATCCACCCTACAATCTTGTTCAGTTAAATAACATTGAGTCTCTTCTAGAGATTGCCCTAGCTGGATTTAAGAAAAATGAAATTCATGTTTATACTGAGTACGGAAAGCTATTCGTTGAAGGCCAAAGAAAAACTAATCAAGATACAGGATCCGAGTATATCCATCAAGGCTTGGCTCAGAGAAATTTCAAAAGAGAGTGGGCACTTTCAGAAGATGTTGAAGTCAGAGAGGTTCAATTCAAAGATGGACTTCTTACCGTTAAGTTGGGTAAGATAGTACCAGAACATCATGCAAGAAAAGATTACCTCTAAAGGATACGATTTATTTGGGGATCATGGGCGAAACCTACCCACTCCCCACGGTAGTGGTGCAAGACCCATGTATGGTGACATGGGTAAATCATGTAGACCAGATCCAAATCGTAAGATTGAATATCCTCATGTTGTCGCTCTGTTTACTTTAGACTCACATAACACCAGCTACTTCTTTAAGAGAGAAGATGGTACATATTATTGGTTACACTGTCGTAAAAATAAGGATGATGTGTACGTAGATGCAGATGAGTTACAATTGAATCTTTTAGGAGAAGATCCGATTTTAAGTACAGAATACATCATGAAATCGATCTATTAAATATAAGGGAGCTTGACGAAAATCAAGTTCCCTTTTATAATGTAAATAGTATTTTAATTAGAATGACAGTTAAACTTCTTACCCTAAAACCAAGACAGGATGTTATCGCTGATATCGAAGAGATTAGAACTAAAGAAAAGAAACCAAAGATAGTTGGTTATCAGTTAACACATCCATATGCGATCACACTTTCTAGAGTTGAAAATGATGAAACTAAACTAAGTGTAAATATAAGTCGATGGAATCCTTACTCAGCTGATGCGGTATACCAAATTCCTGCCGATATTGTAAACGTAATTTGTGAACCACTTCCTAAGTTAAAAGAATCATGGGAAGAAAAGGTACAGGCTGAATTAGATGCCATTGCTGCAGTAACTGATGAAGTAAAACCAACAAACACTGTAATCGAACAAGAATTATTAAATGAAGAACATACAGATACTGATACTAAAGAATGAACAGATTCTTATCTCTGAAGTTACTTCCGTGACACAAGAGATAGGAGAACCTGATTGTAAACTTATAAAACCAAAATTAGTCATTGAGGGTAAAACCCCAAAGGAAAGAATAATTGAATGGTTGAATTTTACAAAACAGGATGTTATAATGATCAGGTCGGATGATGTTCTTACATTTGTCGAGCCGACCAAAGATTTACTTGATTACTATTTGTCAATTACCTAATGAGATTTTACACTAACGTTCAAATGGTCGGGGATCAGATCTTGATTCGTGGCTATGAGGATGGTAAAAGGTTCTCAAACAGGGATGTATATAAACCAACAATGTTTGTTTCATCTAAACGTGAAACAAAATACAAAACATTGACTGGCGATTATGTTGAACCAGTCAAACCTGGCACTATAAAAGAAACTAGAGAGTTCATATCAAAATATGATGGTGTAGATGGATTCAAACTATATGGGTTTGAAAGATTTATCTACCAATTTATTTCTGACAACTATCCAGAAGATCAGATTGAATTTGACATCAGTAAAATTAAATTAGTTACGATTGATATTGAAACTAAATCTGAGAATGGATTCCCTGATGTTGAGTCTGCCTCAGAAGAGATACTACTTGTAACTATACAGGATTATACAACTAAAGAAATAATTACATGGGGAACAAAGTCATTTAATAATACACATGACAATGTAGATTATCGTCTATG